CTTTATATTTAAATGTGTAAATATTAGTTCCAGCTGGAGATTTACCAACTAAATTAATATCATCTTTTAATCTTATATCAGATTGCATTGCAGTGAATGCTCCTGCAACTTGACCAAAGGTACTTGGTCCAGCTACTGGTGTTCCAACTGATCCTGATCTTTCTTCTCCATAACTTCTTATAGGAGCACCTGATAAAGCACCAATCATTTGTTTAACTTGTCCACCTGCATATTCTCTTTCTTCTATAAAGTCACGATATCCTTCTGCAAGTCCAGCTTGTTGTATACCACGAGCTTGAGTTCCAAAGCCAGCAAGTCCTGCTGCTGATTGTCCTAAAGCTCCTATTTGAGATTGAGCTGATTGTAATTGTGCTGCTCTATCTTGAGCAAATCTATTTGCACCTGATTCAAAACCAGCTTGTCTTAATCTTGATGATGTATCTCCTACAGTATCTAAATATCTTTCTCTTCCTAATACATTTTCTATACCTTGTCTTTCTCCACCAAAAGCTCCAGCACCAATTGCTTGTGCATTCATTCCTTTTTGAGTTTGACCATAAGCTTCTTCTAAATCTCCTAAAGCTCCTGAGATAACTTGATCTTGATATGGGTTAGCATAAGTTGCAGCAGTGTTAGCATCATAAGTTTGAGCACCTATATCAGCAAGTTGTCCTGATTGAGGTAAAATTTGATTTTTATATATATTAGCAGCCTGTGTTTCCATAGGATCAAGGTCAGCTATACGATCACCAGTAAAAGCTTGATAAGGTTGATCAAATACTTTCTCTCCTCGTCTTAAAGTTCGTTCTTGAATTTCTTTAAAGTAAGCAGGAATATCATAGCTAGTCGATGACTGTGATGGTGCTTGTACTACAGTTGTGTTTGGTTTAAAAAGACTACCCATTGATTATATACGTTCCTCCGATATTTTTAAATCCTAATTTAACAAAAGCCTTATCTTTTCTTTCAATGTCTTTACCTTGAAAGATTTCACATATCGCAGTCACTTTATGAGCTAGTGCGTATTCTTTAAAAACTATCATTATAGAACGAAATATCCTAAAGTTTCTATGTTTAGGATTCACGTGTAACCATAAAGTTCTCATGAACTTTTTGTCACTATACCATGTCTCATCAACTGTTGCAGCTAATGTTCCTATAATAATATTTTCATATTCTACTACTATAACAAAACTATTCTTAATGTAAAATACTATATTGTCTAAAGCTTTAGTATTATTAGTGTTTCCAAAGTTAAACGGAGCCTCTGTAAGCCACGTTTTAAGTAATTCTCTTATACGAACAGCATCAGATATTCGAGCTGGTCTTATAGTATATTTATCTTTTTCCATCTTGTTTTATATTTACTCTTAAAGTACCAAATCTCCAGTTATCTCCGACTGCTGTATTTTCTATTTTAATATTAGATTGTCTACCACGAATACGAGTATTAACGAACCTAGTTGTGTTGTTTACTGTCAAAGTTTCTCCAACAGTTGCTGTATCATTAGGATAATCTTTAACACTTAAAGTAATTACTGTATTTCCAGTTTGATCTTGAAAATCTGGTATAACTTTATTAATAAAGCTAAATGTTTCACCATCAGCTATATCTCCATCACCTGATTGAATAAAAGCTGGTAAAGCAGCACCATCAGCATTGACACCTGATTCTTGAGCATAGATTAAACTTCTACCTTGAGTTAATCCATTAATAGTACTTATAGTAACAACATTAGAAGTAGATAAATACTCTGTAGCTAAAGGATTTAATTCAACTCCATTATCTTGATAAGTACTTCTATCCATAGTTCCAAAATACCAAGAGTTTTCTAGATAATTATAAATTACATAACGATTGCATTGATCAGAGGAACTAGAACAATAGTACCACATTACTTCAGAGAAGTTAGAATTTTGTGCAGCATAGACTTGCGCATATTGAGTTTTATTAATATCATCAAATACATGATTTAATATAGGACAAGGTATTTCTTGAACTGATCCTGCATATCTAAAGAATTGTCCATCTGACATCCAGTAAGCTACATCATCAATTACCATCGCTGAATTAAGACCGACAGCTCCACAATCATTACCTAATTGTCTAAATCCAAATATAAAAGGAGGTCCTATAAAAGACATTGATTGCATTGTAGTATCTGTCCAAACTAATATAGTTCCTTTAGCAGGTCTTGCACATCTTATTTCACTTCCTCCAGCTATTCTTTGAGATCCTGCAGAGTTAGTTACATTAGGTGTCCATTGATTATAATTTTCTTGATCAGACCAACGAATAAACATTTTATCTTGAGTTGCTGTATTAGCAATAGCTGTCTCTGTTCCCATACACACGACGTGTCTAGTTTCTGTAGATACTAAAGATAGTGTAGAAGTAGTAGGAGCATTAGCAACAACTGTAGCTCTATTATCAGTCATTCCTGCAGAAGTTTCCCATTCAAAAGTTCCACCATCTTTTTGAGTAATAATTAAATCTTCTCCCCAATTATTAATAGACCATAACCTTGCATCAAGAGTAATTTGTGAACTTGTTCTAGGAGTATTCCAAGTACCTGCATTCCAATTACCTGCTCCCCAACCATATCCAAAAGTTTGTTCACTTGGTCCAATATTTAATTGATAACTAACAGTACAATTAGCAGTAGGTCCTACCGCAGAACTTGCTGTTGCACTACTTTGAATAGTATAAGCATCAACATTTGCTATACTTAAAATTTCATATTCAGCATCTAATGTAGCTGCAGGAATTCCACCAACAGCGGCACTTACACTACTTAGTGTGACAAAGTCACCTTGTATAGCCCCGTGAGCTGTATCTGTGATAGTTATAATAGCACTACTTGAAGTAGTACTAATAGCATTAACAAGAGCTTCTGTTGATCTTATAGGAGTAATATCTTGACTTGTTCCTGAAGCATAAGCATATACTTTTCTATCAGTTCCTAAGGCTTCAAGACGAGAACCATCTAAAGCAAACCATTGCTCTAAAGCTCTTCCAACTCCTACATAATAAGCTGTACTAAATTTAGTCCAACCTCCTATTTTTTGAGGAAGTCCTTTACGAAATCTTATTTTATCACCATCTACCCATTTACCTTCTGCTCCAGTAGGAGTATTTTCAGTGTCTAATCCAGGTTGAAAATTTAATTGAGTTAGTGGCATAATTTAAAGTATATAACAAAAATTATAAAATTATACTAAAATATAGGGAGTATAAGAGTGGTGGTCTTATACTCCAAGTAATATTATATATATTACTTTTTAATTGGTGTAAAGCCTTTAAACCAAGCTGGTGTACCTAGTAAAGGACGTTTATCTAAATAATTTTCTTTAGCTGTTTTAGAACTAGATTTGTTATAATGTAAAAACACTTGTCCGCAGTTCTTACCTTTGAATTCTTCACGCCAATGTTCTAGATCACAACCCGAATAGATTAACATGTCTCCTGGTTCAAGTTCTACTTTAATACCAGCTTGTCCTTTTCTACCTGTTGGGTCTAAATAGATTGGCCATGACTCACCACCTAGATTCAACGTAGTAGATATTTCACATGAGTATCTATCTTTGTGTCGAGCTAGGACATCTCCTTCTTTGTAAATTCTTGCGTAGGAATAAGTAGGACTTAACTTTATTCCAGTGTGTTTTTCCATAACAGGTTTTACTTGCTGTAATAAAGTTTCCATAGCAATGTCACTATAATGTGAATAAGTATTAGGCACTTGTGAATCATTCCATACACCAAAGTATTCTGTAAATGGAGATAAGTATTTTTGATCAAATAAAAATCTTGCAACACTTCTTTTATTTAAAAAGTATTGATAAACAAACTCTGCTAACTCAGGTGATATAGCTGATTTTAGTACTGTGTATTTATTTTTCTTGAACGACATTTAATACTCCTTTTGGTATTGCTTGGCAGTTCCAATGTATAAATCTAAACGGATCATAACCCATATCAACAATGTATTGATGTGGCATATATGACGGAAAGAATATCATTCGACCTGGTTTAACTTGATAATTTATTGCTGAACTAGCATAAGTTACTTTTGATTTATCTAATTCTGGTAACAGATTCATAAGATTACCTGCTCTTGGATCTTCAAATAATGGCAGTGAAGTTTTCTCACTAGCTTTTAAAAAGTAAAAACCAGAGATATGACCATTCCAATGTGTATGTAAAGTATGGTGTCCACCACCTTTTTTAGAAAATTCTTGTACCCACATTTCTGTAGTAAACAATTGATGACCTGACATATCAAAACCCATTTCAATTAATAAGTTATGAGCGGTTGCACCAATATAATTTTGTAATTCTAAAAAGTCAGGATCACCAATCAAAGATGTAGAATGGAATACATGACCCATATCTCCTTTATCACCAAACTTTTTATTACGTTTATCTATTGCTGGCTTTAAAGTTTTCTTAGATGCTTCAATATATTTATCGGATGCATCGTTTAATTTCTTTTCAAACTCTGGTGCATCAGTAAACCATATAGGACATTTAAAATAATCCTCTCTATTTAATTGAGTAGGGTAAGTTACTGCTTTTGGTTTTTTTATTTTTTTTTTCTTCTTTTTCATATTTCTCCTTTATTGAAATGGGTATCCTAAATTCCAGATAACCAAACTGTTTCGTTCACCACTTTTAACAGGACATACTCTATGCCATACAAAACTTGGGAACACTACTAATGATCCTTTAGGTAATATTTCTGTACACTTATGTATGTTGGGTTTTTTATCAGGATCTTTATTTCTAAAATCAAATTCTAATTCTCCACCTTTATAATCTTTTGGATCAGATAGAGTAACCGTTACTGATAATTTTCTAATTTTTCCGTGCGATGGATCACCTTGTTGTCGTTGATAAGGTTGATCCCAGCTATCGCAATGCCAATCATAGTACTGGCCTTTTTTATATTTTGTAAATTGACAAGACTCAGAATAATCCCAATTAAAATTCCAACCCGCTGATTCATTTGCTTGATGTATATAAGGTTGAATTTCTTTATAAACCCATCTATCACTCATCCAAACAATATCTGAATCTCTTTTCTTTTTTAAATCTATGACTTGTTTTTTATTTAATTTTTTATCACCATAACCACCAGTGACTGCCATTTGTTCTTGAAGTTGTTTTCCGTATTTAGAAATATCATCACAAACTCTTTCTGGAATTGCCGATTTAAAATACCAATAATAATTTGTTAAGTTCATATATTACTTTCTATTCATAAATATATAAATTTAAAACAAAAGTAAATAATATAACATCCGCTATGAAATTGTCAATGTACCTGAAGCTGTGAATGTAGCTACTTTATATCCACCTTCTGGAGCTGGCAAAGTTGCAACTGAACCTCCGGGAGTTACTGCAAAACTTGTTGTACTTGGTCCTCTTACAACTACTACTCCAGGACCAC